TGCCGCATCTGCCACAGTGGATTTCAATGTGCAGACACAACAAGTGTTGTACTACACATCTGATGCAGCCACTGATTGGACCATCAACATCACAGCATCCACAGATTCATCTGCCACCCTCAATTCTATCATGTCCACAGGACAGAGTTTGGTCATTAAACATCTTGTGACCATAGGCTCCACAGAATACAGAAACACCACAGTGCAGATAGACAACACCACAGACGGAGTGACCACCAAATGGTTGGGAGGCACACCTGGCGAAGGTCATGCCAACACAGTTGATGTCTACACCTATCAGGTGTTGAAAACAGCAGACGGTGTGTTCACTGTGCTGGCATCATTGGAGTCATATGGAGCAAACACATTTTATTTTGTCAAACGGTCAACCAACACCAGCATTGCATATCCTGGTGGATATGGTGCCCACACCATAGACTATGAAGATGCAGGTGATGACTATGGAGGTGCTGATGCCATGTGGTCCAGTGCCACAGACAGATTCACTCCCACAGTGGCAGGACTTTGGTACTTTCGTGCAAGTATTGATTCCTACTCTGGTGCCACCCAAGAAGGTGGAATCTGGATTGAAAAAAATGGTACACAGGTTGCGGCCAACGGCCACATTGGTGCCATTAGACCACAAGTTGTCACACATCTTTACATGAACGGCTCAACAGATTATGTGCAGTTCAAGTCATACACTCAAAGTGCTACCACACGAGGCCAGTCAGCGGCAAATAGTTTCTTTGAAGCCAGGCTGGTGACCTAAACAATCAAATCAAGTATAGTTTGCAATTTGGTTTTGATGGTTTTGTTTTGCAGAGTTTTTCTCACACCTTCGTGTAGTGGCTGAGGCCATGCGTTGATTGACACCCAAGCATAACCTGAATGTTCGCCATTCAGTCTTGGCACAAATTCCTGCTCCACCACACACACAAATGTGTGAAACTTGAAGCGAGTGTCTTTGCTGACAAACAGTTCCAAAGGAATTGTTTTTTGGATGGTGGGTTGATGTCCAACTTCTTCCACAATTTCTCTCTGCAGTCCCTGCCATGGAGTCTCAGTGGCCACTGACTTGCCGCCCACCATGCCCCATGTGCCCTTTTGTTTGGCGGAACGATTGAGGAATAGGAATCGTTTGGTTGACTTGGCATAAAACAGGCAGCCTGTGGCAGTGATTTGACTCATTTGTATATTTTATATTCTAAAACACAATAGACCAAGAGCCTGGCTCATAAAATCCCTCATAGGATTTGACCCAAAAACCATTTGCTCCTGTCCACTTGTACTGCACGCCTGTGGTTAGGTTTGTGACATACTGTGTTTGAAGGTATGTGGAAGAATCAGAATACAGTGTGTTGGCATCAGCATCAAAACGTCTCACCCAATTGCCTGCGGCATCTTTTTCAATGATGTCGTTGGCAGATGCAATGGTTGTGCCCCATGCTTCTGCATAATTTGGCACAGTGTCTGCTGATGGTGTGCCATCATCATCTGATGCACGAATGTTTGTTTCTGCGGCTGTTTTTCCGTCTGTGTTGATTTTGTTGCCAATGTCTTCTGTGATGAGGTATCTCGTGCCTACAGGTGCGGCAGAAGGATTGAATGTGAGTGGATTGATCACAGCATCCACGGCATTCAGTGTGTTGGTTGGCACAGAATCTGTGTCTAAATCCAACAGCAGTGTGAATTCGTCTTGTGGATCAATGCTCACTGTGCCTGTGACCTCCACAATGATGTCATCACCGTTCACATTGGTGGTTGACTGTTGCAGTTTGATTTGTGATATGCCATTCTGTATGGTCTTGGAATACAATGACTCTAACTTGTGCCAATTGATTTTATCACCATACTGAGATTGTGATGTGAACACTCTGTTGGCTCTGTTGGATGCATGAGTTGAATTGTTAGTGGCTTGTTCTCCCAGCAGTGTGATTCTGTTGCCCAGCAGTAACAGTGCATACTGTCCTGGTGTAACAGTTTGTCTTGACAACAGTGACTCACCCAGTATACCGTTGACATCAACTTCGCCTGCATCTTCATCCCAAATGCTCATGATGATTTTTTCTATCACACCTAACTTTTTAAGTTTGGCAGGAGGTGACAACCATATGGGTGTCACAAAGTCCAAAGATGCCACATCAATTTCATCTGCTATGCCTTGGGGTATGGCTCTGGATGTGTAATTCACATTGGTCAATTCAACATAACTGAGTGATGTCCAATCCAAAAAGTTGTCTGTGGTTTGCAGTTCAAGTGCTGGATTGAACAACACCAACAGTTGTTCAAGTATCTGTAGTTTTTGATCTGTGTTGGTGGTGAAAATATCTGCTCTGAAAGAAATTTGAAATGGTGTTGGCATGATGCGTTCAATGGTGTGTGACTGTCCTGGAGCACCTGTGTACTGTCCTGTGGTTGGATCATACTCTCTTTCACGAATGTGTTTTTTGTCAATGTGATAGGGATTTTGCATTCTGTCTCTGTCATAGGCAATGTTGGTGATGTAGCAAGAAATCTGCGGTGCAGGGATCAGTGTGTTTTCAGATCCTTTCTTGATGATCTGTGCCACCTGTCTTGACATGTCGCCATACTTGACTGGCACTTGCAGTGTTTCTGATTCACCTTTGGAGTTTTTGCCTGTGACATAAGAAAAATTTGACATCATTCTAATAAACTGTAGAATGTATCTTCTTATTTGTGCATCGTAAAAATGTTGCATTAGTTGTCCGCCTGCGGTTTCAACAATTTGCTCAATGCAACTCTTTCTGGTGTGGTTGACGAACCGTCTTGTAGTGTTGTGTTGTTTGTATTGTTGATGAATCCAGTTTTTTGTGTGTTACGAGTATTAGTCTGTGTCATGGTCTGTCTCACATTGTCTTCTATTTTTACAAATCTTCTGCCATCATATCTAAACAGTCTGTTGGGTGAATAATCTGTACGCAACACAAACATACCCTCCACTGGATTTGCAGGAAATGATGTGGCCGCTGTGTAGGTTTCTCCATTGGCAGGAATACCATCGCCTGTGAGATATCCTTCAAGGTATCCGTTGGCAGTGGGTGTTTGATAAACCTTGTCCACATTAATATGTCCTGTGTCTGTGAGCATGTCATCATCCACAGTGACCAATGCCACTTTACCTTCTTCATCTGTTGGCATCACATGCAACTGTTTGGTGTTGTAGCCTGACTGTGGTGCATCTGACTCTGCTTGATCAATGATGGCTTGGTTTATTTCTAGATCTTTGTCACGAGTTTTTTGTGATGTATTCTCATTTGCACCGCCTAGGATGTCTCTGAACTCTTGTGCATCTGTGATGCCTTTGACTCTCACTCTGTAGAGATGTGGCCACCATGTTCGTGAAAATCCTTCTGCCGCTCTGCCAACATCTTCAACCACATAGTATCGCTTGAGAGATTCTGTGTCTGAAGTGTCCAGTGAATAATCGTCTTTGAGGTGTGGCAATTCAATCACATCACCCGCCATGATTTTTCTGCCCAGTGCTTCCACAATGTCACGAATGTGAAATGTCATGAACAGTTGATCATTTTGTAGGAACAGTCCAAACTGTGACAGATCAAAGTCAATGTCTGACACATTGTAGATCACACGAGTGTGATACACATCAGGATCATACTTGCGATCTCTGTTTTCTAGAAACAGCATGTCTTGGATTGCAAGTTCATCTAGCGAATCTCCTGATCGCTGTGGCTGTGTGGCATCATTGGTTTCACCTTGATCGTTGGGTGAAATGTACTTGTGGATATAGGCATCTGTGCCGCCCACTTGAAACATTTCTCCAACATTGCGATCAATGAAATTGAAATCATTTCCTTTTTCAGGCTTGTATAATGACAGTCTTGGCATTTTACATATTTATGGTGCTATAAATACATACATGCCAGACACAGGACAATCTTCTACGACAGACGCTCAAATCAATGCCGCCAAGCAAGAAATCTTTGATTATGTGAGATTGAGATTGGGTGACGGCATGATTGAAGTGGAACTTGATCCTGCTCACTATGAAATGGCTTTCAAATCTGCTGTTGATAAATTCCGTCAGCGATCATCAAATTCAGTGGAAGAATCTTATGGGTTTCTCGAACTAAGAGAAAATCAAACTCAATACACTCTGCCAGCAGAAGTTATTAATGTAACCAAAATCTACAGACGTACAGTGGGTGGTGCTTCATCATCAGAAGGTGGCACAGCATTTGATCCATTTGAACTGGCCTATACCAATGTGTATCTGCT